CTCGGTCGGCTGCGTTGGTAATCAACTCACTCCCCAACGCCAGCCCCTTTCTCCGGTCCAGCATCAGCCCCACAGGCTGCTCGACCTCGGTGACCGGGAGCGTGCCTGCGCTGTCCTGAAACAGCGTGCTGCGGTCACTCGGGTCGTACCACGCGCCCTGCTCGCCAGAGGCGAACAACGCAGCCACGGCTTGCTCAAGGGTCAAGCCAACAGCCCCGGGACGGTTCAGGGCGAGCGAGAGGGCGGAGAGGTGCATGATTAGAACAGCGCGATGAGCTTGGTTGCCGTGGTGCCAGCCGCTGAGTTGCCGATCTTGATGGGCCTGATCGGGAGAATGGTGCCAGCCTGCACACCGTTGAACGTGATGGCCGTGGCTGGCGCATCAGGGAAGTAGGCAACCACGTTGCCAGCAACACCGCAGTAGATGCCTCGAGGGCGCACGTTGAACGTGACCTCCGCGCCGTCGCCAATGACAGCCACAAGGTTCGCGGGGTTGGGATTGTCAGCAGTCGTGTAAGCAGGCTCAGCCATATCACACCTCAGTAGCAGAAGGACTTTGGTAACCGCTAAACATGTTCATCACGTCACGCAGAGCGGTCGGCTGGTTCGTGGGTGCTTGCGCAAGGTTCTTGACCGTGTTGCTGGTCTGCTCCATCACCTCGGACTGCTCCTTAGCAGCCATGGCCTGATTGCGAGCCTGACGGACTACAGCAACTTGATCGTTGGCCACGATGAGCTTGGGGTCTACGCCCAGCATGTCGCTGTAGGCATCAACCCACTGGTCCGCGTCAAACTTGTCGAGGACTTCAGGGCGCATCTGCGCGACTGCGCCAAGGGAGCCGACGAAGCGGTCAACGCTGTTGGTGCCAATGGCACGCTGCGCCTGCGCGAGCATGCTTACGAACTCGACGTTGAGTTCCATGCCCTGCATCTCCGGCGGCGCGGGCGGCAGGATGTTGGCCTGCACCATGCGGGTGAACGTGGTCTCGATCAGCGGGTCAAGTAGCTCGTTGTGCAGGCGCTCGAGGACCGGGCCAAGCATCAGCAGCTTCTCTTCGTGCCTTTCAGCCACCTCAGTGGCCGTCATGCGCGTGTCCGTGGCATTGGCCAGCATCAGGAACAAGTCGGCGTAGAACGCACTGCGAATGCGCTCACGCACGTCCATGATGTCGCGCAGCAGGTGGTCAAGGTTGAGGTTGACCTCGAAGGCCGTCCTGATGCCAGCCTGCGCACTAGCGCCATCGACGTAGGAGATACCGCCGGGCAGCGTCTCCACGTCCCTGTTTTTCATTGAGGTCGGCACCTGCAACGGCGGCTTTGTCTGGTAGTCGATGCCCTGCGCCTTGCGAAGCTGCTCATGCTGGAGCTGCTTGATGTCGCCAAGGGCCTCCATGCCGGGGCTGTTGCCGTATACGTCGCCACCAGCCGTGGCCCAACGCGGCACCAACACCGGGAACTCCTCGAAGCCGGACTCGCGCAGGTACTGGTCGGGATCGCTGTTGATCTCGAAGTAGCACGACTTGAACGGCATGTTCTTCGCGTCACGCTTCGTCACGTCGCGGTCAGCTCGAGGCTCAATGGCGTGAATCACGGTCACCCACTGGTCGAGGCTTCCGCGGTCAAACAAGTTGCGCGTGGACAGCGAGCAGTTTTCGTAGCCGAACTCCTTGACCAACTCCGCCACGGTCTTCTCGAACTCGCGGTAGAAGGTGTTGACGTGGCCTTGGTAGTCAGTGGTGATGGCGAACTCGCCAACCGTCACCGGGTAGTGGTGGATGACGTTGTTGTAGTCAGGCAGCACAATGGAGGCGCTGGTGCCGAATGCGCCAAGCTCCTCGTAGATTTGGTGCAATGCGCGGTAGGTGTTCGACTTCTGGAACACCAACTGCATCCGCTGCGTCACGTCATTCAGCCACAGCTTGACCGGATGGTAGTTGTTGAGGTCAGGGTCAGCCGTGGCAAGGCGGAACCAAGGGCGAGCTGGCGACGTAGCACCTGCCATCATTCCTGCGCCGAGGACGCGAAGAGCGCGGGTGCCAGTGCTGTCGTAGATGTTGTTGTGCCGACGCTCGCCGCGGTTGCGATCCTGCGGGAAGTAGCGGCCATTGCGAGGCAGCAGGTAGCTGGTGATTTCCTGCCAATGGGCGACCCAACTAGCACGCTCGCTTTTGAGCACGCCCCAACGGGTTAGGAGCTTGTCACGCCTAGGCCCACGCTTTTCGTAGCTGTAGTTGTTGGGTTCCATTACTCACCAAGGAGGCTGGTCCTACCAAGCTGGAGGGCATTGGGGTCAACGCCTCGAGGTCCGGTGAGCATGGTGCTTGCTGCGCCAGCTCTAGAAGACTCCTGAGCCGCCTGCATGATGGCGCTGATGTCAGGCTTCTTGGCGTTGGCGCGGGCCATTTCCTGCTCGCTACGGCGCTGCTGGCTGGTTGCACGGGCTTCAGCCTCGCGCTGCTGCTGCTGCTGCATACGCAGGCTTTGCTTCTGCTGCTTTTTGCCCTGCTCGCCTGAATAAATGCTGCCGCCCATGGCACCCGCACCAAGGGCAATGGCAGCGATGGTCAACGGGTCAGCCATGGTTGAGTTCCTTCGCGTAGTAGATGAAGTCGGGCGCGTATCCTCGACGGCGCAGGACCAGCTCGAGGGCCGTAGCCGGGCGCGTATGCCACACCAGCAGCTCAGCGCCTGATTCCTTGGCCGCGATCTCGGTGGCCTTGATGATCTGCCTGCCGAGGCCAGCGTTGCGGCTATCCGGTGCCACGAACAGCAAATCGTTGTGGCAGTAGCGCAGGTTGGCGAAGTGCAGATGCTGCATCACCACGTTCACGCTGTAACCGACGAGCTGGTTGTCATCGTCATGGGCAAGCAAGATCAGCAGGCAACCGAGCTTCTCGAGCTGCTCATAGCGGTCCCACTGAGGGTCAATGCCCATCAAGTGCTTGCGAGGCGCGAGTTCCGCCCAGTGCTGCTCAAGTAGCGGCTGGGCCTGCGCTCGCATCGCCTCGAGCGTGCCGATGCTGATAGTGGCCACGGCAGGACGCTAGGTAAATGCGCCGCGCTTATGGTCACAATGCGCTGTATGGGTCGTGTTCGCGCCGTCGAGCCTTGGACGGGTCGATGCCATACAGCATCTGCTCCATGGTCTTTGCCTTGACAGGTGACGCAAAGGTCAGCGCCAATGCGTCTGCGAGGTCAGGCGATGCGCCGCCTTGCAGCCTTTTCTTGATCTCGTCCTTGGCCTCGAGAACCTTGCGGCCTTGGGCATCGAACCAGTAGATGGGCGTGGCCAGCTCGGACTTGAGCACGGGGTCGTTGGGGATAGCTCCGGCCTTGAGCCACTCGGCCATGTTGACCCACATCTCGGTGCGGCGGTTGGCGTAGAGGTTGGGCTGGTTGGCCTTGCCGCCGAACGGGACTTCGATCACGTCGTACCTGAGCTGCCTGAGCCGGTCGATGAGGCCAGCGCCAGCACCACTGTCAATAAATACAGCGTCTGGTTGCCAGTTCTCGATGAGGTTGGCGGCACGGCTGGCCAGCTCCATGTTGTCGAGGCCACGGTAGGTGTCGAAGCCATGGACGATCAGGCCCTGCCGACGGCAGAACACGCTCCGGTCATCGCCAAACCGCGCAGGATCGATTCCTAGAACCTTTGGCGCGAGGTTGATGTCGGTGGCCGGGAACTCCCGTTTCGAGGCCATTTCGGCATCCAGCAGGCTCACAAGCTGGTCTGTGCCCGCAGCCGTGAAGTCGCACAGGTATTCGCGGGCGAAGCTAGCCTCCGACATCGTGCTTTGGAGGCGGGTCACTTCCGCGGCCTCGAGGGCCTGCGTGTCGTACACCGTGAACCGCGCAGCCCACCAGTCGGGTAAGTCAGCGGCGCGGTAGAACAGCTCGGAGAACAAGTTGATGCCTGAGGGCGTGCCGATGAACATGGCCCAGCCCTTACGGTCGGACAGCGCAGGCTGCACGATGTCCTCCCAGACCTCGGGGCGGATCTGCGCGACCTCGTCGAGGACTACGCCGTCGAGGCGGACACCGCGCAAGGCATCGGGGTTGTCGGAGCCAAAGACCCTGATAGTCGCGCCGTTGTGCTTGAACGTGATCGTCAGGTCCGACTCGCTGTATTCGCACACGCCAGCGATGCGTGCCTCATCGAGCTTTTCCTTGGCCCTAGCCCAAAAGATGACCTTGGCCTGCTTTAGAAACGGGGCGCAGTAGGCGTAGACAGGCAGCGGGTCTTTGCTCTTGAGCGCGTGGTGGATCAGCCGCATCAAGGCCAGCTCTGTCTTGCCTGCGCGGCGATGCAACGCCAGCACCTTGAAGCGAGCCTTGTTCTCATGCACGCGGCGTTGCCAATCACGCGGCGCGTAATCGAGCTTGATATTGCGAACAGTCACGTCTCAGGCACGCCAGTCGTGAGGTTCACAGTGATACCTCCACTGTGCTCGACATTGGTGCGGTCGCCATATCGGCTGGGATACCACCTAGCCAGCAGCCACTTGTCTGTGTCAAGCATCAGCCTGCGGTGCTGCACGTCATCAGGATGATTGCTCGGCTCAGCAGCCAACTGGCGCATACGAGCGGCAATGACATCACCCATGTCTTCGCGTGCGCGGGCGTATCTCCTCGCAAACTCATCATCCTTCACCAGCCATCTATGCACAGAAGCCAAGCTCACATTGTTGCTGTCACACCAACTGACAAGCGTATTGCCTTCACTCACCCACTTGCATATGGCATCAGCCTTCGCCGGGTCCACTGGTTCCGGTGGCCTTCCCACCGGCCTCCTCGTCAACTGTAACTCTACGCCATTCCCTTGGGAGCTGGTTGCGTCGTTCGTAGCGACAGATGCGTCCGACAACGCCTTTGTCGAGCGAGAACTTTTTCGCGATTTGGCCATAGGAGAGTCCTTCGTATTCGTGGAGGTCGCGGATTTGCTTGATGGTTGCGTCGGAGATTGTGGAGCGATGGTGGTGTTGTCCGATGACTCGGCCATTCTCGTTGAGTGCGATGTGGATAGTTCGCTTCACAGCCTACGCATACGGTGATCGTGCTTGTTTAGGCGCTTGGTAGCGCGGATCCTGCGTAGTCAAGCGAGCGAGTCGAGACAGTCCGACTGCGGCATCCGCGAGTTCCGCGTTGGCTTGCTCAAGGTCCGCGATGACCAGCCAGATGTTGTTGGTTGCCACGACGCTGGCATCCTTGGTTTCCTCGGCCTCGGTAGTCCAGTCAACCTTGGTCACGGCTTCCATGGTTGCCTGATCGACGAGCTGTGCCTTGAGTGCGTTGAGATCAACGGTCATCTGGTAGCGACCTCATGAGGAAGACGATGATGGAGTTGAGGTACAGCGCGGTGTCGATGTCGTTGCTGTCAACGGCGCGTTGCAATCGCTTGCGCATGGCTGATGGCTCGTATGCCTTGTCGATGTCATGGCAGACAGGGCACAGGTGCATTTGGCTGCTTTCATACGAGTAGAAGAGGTTACCTTCGCTTTCGCAGACGCTGCAAACAACGTAGGTTTCGCCATCTTCATCCTCGTAGATGGTCACGCACCATCCTCCTCGAAGCGCGAGCGGATTTCTTCGTGAGCCTTGCGGATGCGTTCAAGGCGTGCCCACAGCAGGATGCTCCAACCAGCCACGTCCTCGAGTTCCTCTTGGATCTCGGTCAGCAGCTTTGGCGTAGGCAGGTCGAGGGAGCTATCGCCGTAGACGCGGGCACCGTCGCGCAGGCGGTTCTCGACCTTGCGGCAGAACTCAACGAAAGCGGCATGAGTGGCTGGCCTCATGCGCCGGATCGTGGCTGTCTTGCGGTCGGTAGTCAAGAGGGTCCGAAGACCCCCTTGGTCAGATAGCGATGGGGAAGTCTTCCTTTTGCTCTTGGCCACGTCGCCACTGGATCAGCTTGATCTTGCGACCCGTGCGCTTGGCGTTCCAAGCCTTGATGACCCAAGCCATGGCGGCGGTACGGCCCTTGGTGCCACCGTCGTGCATACGCAGCAACTGCTCGCGCAACAGGCGCTCGGGCGAGTCGGCAGTGAGGCCGATGCCGTCAGCTACCCGGGCAAAGAACTCGTCGGCTTGCGCCTTGTTGACGCGGGAGCAAACAACGTAGGCAGCAAGGATGCTGGAGGAAAACCTGCAAAGGCTGCGCAACTGGTAGTGCTTGCAGATGTCGCGCACCTCTGGGTATGCACGCAGGGCCTCGGGGTAATCCACGGCCAGCGAGTTGTTGAGGTGTGCGCAGCCAGCGTAGTAATGGACCAGCTTGACCAGCACTGCGGCCACGGTGGAAGCGTTCTGCTCGCCAAGGATACCGAGGATGTCGCTGCCACTGCGCTTTCTGCCGGTGTCCTTCGTGGAAAAGACATCCTTCTCCAAGTTGCTGACCACGATCATCTCGAGGGCCACGCCAGACTTGACGATGGCAGCAAGGCGATGCTGGCCATCAAGAAGGGTGTCATCGATGGCAAAAGAAACGGTATCGCCATTCGACTTCCAGTTGCCAGAGCGCATGGTCTCTGCGTACTTGGCGACCAACTTATCGGACAGCGTTCGATTCATCGTGTTGTGGGAAAGCCATTCCTGTGCAATGGTTGGCGTAACCAGAACCTTTTGCACCTGCACGACGGGCTTGAGGGGAGAAAACAGACTTTTGCTAGTAGCAGTCATCACTCACTTGCCTTTCATCAGTTTGGAAACCTTGTTCCAGTAGGGATCAGTAGCACTCTTCTGGTGTCCCTTGGGTCCGCCGTTGTGGACGCGGGCAAGGGTCTCGAGGTCGTTGTCTCGGATGGCAGCGCGTGCGTAGCGATGCCAGTAGGCAACAACCACGCGCTCAGCATACTCGCTGCTGCGCACATCCTCATAGGATCCTTTGAGAGTTTTGCACCAGTCGGTGGCATCCTGCCAGTAGACGCGCCAGATCTGGTAGG